GGATCTCGAATCTCTCGCCGGAGCAACTCCGGCAGACCTACGACGACCGCATTTTGAGCCGGCTGTGCTGCGGGACGGTGATCCACGTGACGGGCCCGGATCAGCGTTTCGAGGGAACATCGACAGAATGAAACAGCGACCAAGGAGCCAAAAATGGTCACAAATGCACACGGATTGCGGGTCTACCAGCCTGAGGCGGTGACGGTTCACATCCGTTGGATGATTCAGCGCGACATGCCCGAAGTCCTCGACATCGAAGAGGAAAGCTTCGAGTTCCCCTGGCTGGAAGAGGATTTCAATCCACGTGCTGAACTTCGCCGTGGCGACCGACTATCGCCGCCGGGGCGTTGGCACTCAGATGATGGCCAAGCTGATCGGCAAGCTCTCGGCCCAACGCTACACCCGCATCATCTTGGGAGTCCACGAAACCAATCTGCCGGCCCAACTGTTCCTCCGCGACAACGGTTTCCACGCCGTGGCCGTGCAGGAGGACGAAGAGAGCATGGATGGAGACACCTACGAATTCGAGAGGTGGTGGTACGAGTAACAAGGGCATGGATGGAGACACCTACGAATTCGAGAGGTGGTGGTACGAGTAACAAGGCGGGTCCACGAAGACGCACGAAGCGGCACGAAGCGGAACCCTATTTGCCTGACTCACCACTCCCCACTAACCACTATCCACTATCCACTATCCACTAACCACTATCCACTATCCACTATCCACTATCCACTAACCACTATCCATTAATCGCAAGGAACGAACCATGGCGAAGAAAAAAGCAAAGGGCGGCGATCAAGAGAAGTCGGAATTGCTCAACGTCGTGGCCCGCTTCGGGCGGGTCAGTTTCGGCGAGGAGATGGCCGGAATTTCGTTTCGCGTCGACCGCGACTGGCTCGATCTGTCGGAGGCCGAGCGGCTGCTGTGCGGCAAGCGGCTCTCGGCCAAACTGGCCAGCGGTGGCGCCGATGCCGCCGAGCAGACGCTGTTGTTCGACGATCTGGAGTACCAGGTCAACGGCGTCTTCGAGTGTCGGCGGATCGGCTGCTCGCCCACGGAGATCGGCGGCACGCTGAACATCATGCTGGATGAGATCGAGGACGGCGAGACCTTCCGTCACCTGGCTGGCCGGCAAGGCCGCCTGGTGGTCACCGCCACGGCGGGGGATGACTGAAGTAACCACGGATGGACACGGATGGACACAGATGGGCTTTTCGAGAATCGCCGTTTGTCGATAGCGGCCAATTTGCAATTTGCAATTTTCAATTCTCAATTGTCAATTTGCAATCTCCTGTTTCCGGTTTGGTATAATCAGATGTGGCCGGTAACTGGGCCGATCTTCATGGAGGAAGTGTCCGATGCGTAGGGAGGTAGCCGACCTATGGCGGGCCTGGCGGCGCCTGGAGTGGGTCCGCCGGCTCCGCGAGGCGATGCAGAGGGAGTTTTACCGCCGGGGCTGGCCGCGGCTTCGCCAGCGTTATGGCCGGCAGGAGGGACCTCGTGAAGGTGAGACGAAACCGGGCAAGCACGGCCCGCTGGTCTTCCGCGAAGGCCGTTGGCGGCGGGCGGAAGGACCGGGTGGCGGAGAAGTCGCCGGCCGGCCGGGCGGGTCACCGCAAGGGGCCGCGGGCGTCGGCAAGATCCCCCGGCAGTCCAGCCGCGGAGTCTCGGCCGATCGGTTCATGGAGGTCCGATCGCGGGTCACCTATCGCGAAGCGTTCCTCAGCGATTATTCACTGGACGATCTGCGGAAAATGGCTTCCGAAGGGGCCCAATTCCGGCTCTCCGAGGACGGCACCGCCGGCTACATCCTGCACGAAGGGGAACTGAAAAACCTGTTTTGCCTGCGCCGCGGAACGGGCGTGGGCAAAGCCATGTTGGTGGACGCCATCGCCCGCGGGGCGCAACGGCTGGATTGTATTGGCCCAGATTTGGCTGAAATATACACCCGTTTTGGTTTTCTTGCCGTGCGGGCGGTGAAGTGGGACGATCGTTATGCACGAAAGGACTGGGATTATGAGAAGTACAATCGCCCGGACATCATTTTGATGGAATATCGGGGCGAGACACGTGATGCCGAGGAAATCCATCGCCGCGCCGAAACCGGCCATTATGCGGAGTTCCAGCATCCGGGCTACGGCGGGCGAGAATCGTTTGCGCGAAAGAAGTATGGCATGAGCGACGAGACCAAGAAACATGCCTTCTCCATCGAGGAACTGGTGGAGGAAGGTATGCTGCGTGAGGACATTACCGAGGAGTTCCTGGATTGGCTGGACCAGGAATGGGAGCACAAGCTTCGTCGCATCGCCAAAACCAAGGGACTGGAGGCCGCAAAGGCCGCAGAGACTTCCAAACCGGAGCGGTATTGGTTCCTTCAGGCTGCGTTGCTGTGAGATTCCCACCGATCCGGAAGGACGCCGCCATGAAGCGCGACATGGACTTGGTGCGGAAGATCCTGCTGGCCGTCGAGGCCAAGGAGGATGCCGCGACGCCGGCCGGCTGGCGGTGCTCGGCATCGAGGCGGTCCTCGCCGCGGCATGGCCGATCCTCCTGCCGATCGTGGCCGGCGTGGCCTTTCGGTCTCGGTATTTGGAGTAGTTCGGACTCCCCTCGACGGTAGTGAAAAAAGGCCACAAATGTCACACCTAAAAAAAAGGGGGTAGCCACGGATGGCCAGACTGTCCAAGAAGGCGATCGTCGAAGCGCTCCAGGCGACCGCCGGGCGAGTCGTCGAGGCGGCCGAGAAACTGGGGTGCAGTCGAGAGCACCTCCACCGGCGGATCCGCGGGAATCCGGCCCTGCAAGAGGCCCTCGATGCGGCCCGGCAGCGGCTGATCGACCTGGCCGAGGGGAAGCTGATCGAGAAGGTCAAGCGGGGCAACCTCACGGCGATCATCTTCCTGCTGAAGACGCTGGGGCGTGACCGGGGCTACAGCGAACGGGTAGAATTGGAACATACCGGCCGGGGCGAGGTCCGCCTGGCCGGCGTGGACGTGGATCAACTCAGGCTCAAGGCGGAGCGGCTTTTGCAATGGAATGCGCAGCGGCAGACATCGCGCCCGGACAAGCCGGACGGCTCCCCGGCATCGCGCCCGGACAAGCCGGACGGTTCGCGGGACGGATCGAACGGCTCGCCGGCCGGCTAGCAGTCGATCCGCTGTTGGCCGAGGCCGCCGGGACGGCCTTTTTGGAGTTCCGGCCGCGCGAGGACCGCCCCGACCTGTTCGACCAGCAGACGGCCTTCTACGAGTCCCGCGACGCGGTGGCCTTCCTGCTGGGCGGCAATGCCTCGGGCAAGACGGAAGCGGCGGCGGCCAAAGCGGCCCGGTTCCTGTTGCGCGACCAGCCGCCGCCCCGACGCGACACGCCCTTCTGGATCGTCTCCAACACCTACGAACAGGTCTGCTCGGTCTGCTGGGGCGAGAAACTCCACGGCCGGCGGCACATCCCCGATTGCGAGGTGGACTGGTCGCGGGTCCGCTGGCTGAACAGTTCGCTGGGCTGGCCCATGCAGGTGCCCTTGAAGCCGTGGCCCGGCCGGCCGGAGGCCAATTGGCTGTTGGAACTGAAATCCTACGAGCAGGGGCGAAAGCACCTCCAAGCCCGCTCGATCGGCGGCTTCTGGCTCTCCGAACAATTCACCTGGGACGTGTTTCAGGAAGTGTTGCGGGGCTGCCGCGAATACATGTTCCCCGGCGGGCAGATCGCCGAGTTCACCCCCATCGATCCCGAATTGTGCATCGAACTGGAGCGGCTCTGGGACGATCCGCCGGCGGGCTGGGGTTTTTATCGGCTCAACACCCAGCGGAACCGGGCCGTGGCCGAGGACTGGCTGGCCAGCTTTTTGGCCGCCGTGCCCGACGAGATGCGGGCCACGCGGCTGACCGGCGCATTGGCCGTCTACGAAGGGACCATCTTCCAGACGTTCAACCCGGCGGTGCACGTGGTCGATCTTTCGCGGCCGGCCGATGACCAGGCCGCTGGCGGCTTAGCGGGCCGCGTCTATTGCGGGATCGACTGGGGGGCCAGCGCCGAACACCCGCTGGTCTGCCTCTGGGGACGGCGGACCGACTGGGGCGACTGGACGATTCTGGCCGAGTACTGGAGCAACCGACAGGACCTCACGCTGGCCGACCACTGGCGGGAGATCCGGCGGATCAGCCAAGACCTGGCCGTCGAGCCGCCCACCTACGCCGACACCGAAAACCCCTTGGCGATCAGCCAGTTCGCCGCCTGGGGCTGCCCGATCCAGGGAGCGCGAAAAGACGTGCTGGACTCGATCGACTGCATTCGCTCGCTGTTGAAGGTCCAACAGTCCACGGGCCGGCCGCGGCTGGTGATTTCGCGGCGCTGCACGCACCTGATCGAACAGATGCGCAAATACCGCTGGGACCGCAAAAAGCAGCCCACCGGGCGACTGGCCCCGCCGCGGCCGCTGAAACGCGACGACGACTGCGTGGACGCCCTGCGCTACATGGTCTACTCGGTGGAACGGCACGTGGGCCGGGCACCCGGCTCGATGACCTACCGCGCCCGCGGGCGAGAACACGGAGTACGGTTTCGACGAACGAAGTAGTGGATAGTGGATAGTGGATAGTGGATAGTGAATAGTGGATACCCGATCACTAACTGCTAACCACTATCCACTAACCACTAACCACTAACCACTAACCACTAACCACTACCATGATCGCTCCAGGACCGAAGCAACTGTTTCAACACGCCTTCCGCCAGTTGCAGCGGAATGCCTTGGCCGAGTTCCAACGGACTCCGTTGGGACAGGTGGCGCGGGAGGTGTCCCGGATTTCCAAGGGTCGCCCGGCCGGCGGCGGAGTGATGGGGCAATTGCCCGGCGGGGCGGTCGTCAAGCGGCTGGCCCAGGCGGCCCGTGGGGGCCCGCGGGCCATGTTGCGGGCGGCCGTGGGCTCCGAACTCGGTGGCGTGGTTCGCATGATCGAGCGTTACGCCCGGGGCGGTTCCTCCGCGCCCGAGGCGGTCAAGCTCTTCCTCGAAGAACTCGGCCCGCTGGGCGAACTGCTGCAACTGCTGGCCGAGCCGGTCACCGGCGTGCCGGCCAAGGGTCCGCTGGCCCGCCAGTTCGCCGCGGCCATCCGCTTCTTGCAGGCCTTCGGCTACCAGGTCATCCCGCCCGGCGAGACGGACGAAGACCGCATCCAGCGGCAGATCGCCGAGCTCCAGGCGCTCGGCTACAGGGTAGTCTCGCCCGGCGAGCAGTACCTCGAATCGCTCGGCTACACGGTGATCCCGCCGGGCGAAGAACCCGGGGAACGGCCGCGATTGCCCGAGGGGATCGAGCAGCGTCCGGGCCGCAAGACGGTGGACGTGCCGATGGCCGGCGGCCAGGTCAAGCGACTGCGGCCCGACCACCCGCTGTTGACCGGCGAGTTCGTCCAGGTCGCCAGCAGCAACGTCCACAGCTACAGTTACGACTACGAGGCGGCCGTCCTTTACATCCGTTTTCTGGACCACGGCGACGATGGTGCCCGCGGCGGGCCGGGACCGCTGTACCGCTACGACAATGTGGAACCGGAACTGGCGTTGGACCTCGAGCGGGCTGCCAGCAAGGGCGGCTGGGTCTGGGATCACCTGCGGATCCGGGGTACGATCTCCGGACACCAGAAAGACTACGCCCTGGTGGGCGTCCCCGGCGGGTACGTGCCACGCAAAGCGACCTTGACCGAGGCGGGCGAGACGCTTGTGCCACGCAACATACGGCTGCCCGGCGGGCAATGGGTCCAGAGCAAGCGACCCTTGGCCGTAGTCCGGCCGCTTTCGCCGGTGGGAGTGTTATAGTGGATAGTGGATAGTGGATAGTGGATAGTGGATAGTGG